AGTTTTCATTTTTCGGTTATCAGTTTGTGAAGCTCTATATCTAACATGTAAGAAAGGACGTTTCATATTCTTTCCTAACTGTTGGTCATAAACCGAAGATACACCGGCAGGGATCATAGCACCTCTAACACCATAAATAGTGTCTTTAGCGTTAATACCACCTCTACCGTCTTTTTGATTTAAGTATTTCCAGTCAGATTTATAGAAGTCGTAAGAACCTCTACGGAAACCAGAGAATCCTAAGTTAAGCGCCATATCTTCAGAGTTATCGAATACCCCGTAAGAAGTACCACCAGCTCCGTAAGAATTCATTGAAGCTAACATATCATCCATTGCAAGAGCAGTTGCTCTGTTAACAAACATCATATTTTCTTCAATTGCCCCTTGAGAATCTAATTCAGCTAACATACCGTCAAATTCAGCTAAATCAGTAGCAGCATTAACACCAGTAATACCTGTAGCGATATTACCTCTAGATTCGATAGCAGCAAATAAACCTTCTGTACCAAAGTTAGTGTGAGCAGTACCAAGCGCTGATCCATCTGCTGTAGATTGAGCACTATCACCTTTGATAGATTCAATCATAGCCATTTCACATTGATCAGCAAAACGTCTACGAGTATCACCCTCAGCTTTTAAGTACCACATATAACCACCTTGACCATCTTCACCAGAAACTTCAACCCAACCAATTGCAGAAGCATCAGATCCTGAAACATTATACTTGTCTTTTAAAATGATTGGTTTGTTAGTGTAAGATTTGAATTGTGGTTCATTAGCTGAATCTCTACCACTTGTACCTTTTGAGTATTCAGAACCAATAACTAATATAGTTAAAGATTTGTCATCATTAGAGCCAGTACCTACCGCAGCCACGTCAAAAGCATGTTGTAATTCACCATCATTATCAGTAGCGTCATAAGGAACTACGTCAATTTGGTCGTTAGTAACATCAGTTACGAGAACTCTAGCTGTACCAGAAGCGTGTGCTAATAATAACATGTCATTTAATCTAACACCATGATCCGTTACTGAAGCTATTGCTACATCATCAATTGTGTGATCGATTTCAATAGCACCACCAGCAGGAGTACCTGTAGTGTTTACTGTTGCAGTATTATTTACAATATGTCCTTTGTATGCTAAATGTAATCTACCTTGCTCCGACCAAACCACTTGGTCTGAAGTCATTGCTTCTTCTGCTCCGACTTGAGATAAGAAACCTGATACAGTTCTATTTCCAAAAACCTCAGCTTCTTTTTCCATTAAGTCAGGCAGGTATTGTTGTTCCCAGCCAGTTGAACCGCCTGCGAAATCTATGTAATTTGAACTTAAAGTCATCTTTGTTGCAGGAAGTTGACTATTAGTTACACCTGTAATTGCCATTTTTTAATATTTTAAATTGTTATTTATTTTTATTTTTAATTTTAAACTTAAAATCATTAGCGTCATCACCTAACACTTTAAACTTTAAACCACTTGATTCTACTTTTCCATGAGCTTGTCGTGGATCCATATTAACATTTTTAGCTTTAGCAATACTATTTTTTATAGCGTCAGCTTTTCCTTGTTCATAAAAGTGTTTTGCAACAGCATCCGCATTCATTGCTGTATATAGAGATTTATGATAACCCTTAGCATCTGATAATGTAGAATTTTTATCTAAAAACTTTTTAGTAAAATTGTTTATATCGCTCTGAGTATTTTTAACCTCTTCAGCATTGTTTACATTAAATCTATATTTTTTATCACCAACATTATATTCAAAACCTTTGAACTTGTCGTTAAAAACTTCATTAGTTTTTTGTGTAAAAATATCAGAATTCTTTTTAACTGTTTTTTTAGTTGCTTCTGATTCTTTGTTATATCTATTAAAGAAATCAATTGCTTTCTGCTGCTCTGTAGTGAGTTTGCTTCCAGCTTTAATATCTTCATAATATCTAGACTTTTGCCCGTCTAAGTGGCTTTTAGCGTTGGCAACTTGCTCTTTTAACGCTAGTTTTTTTCTTTTTATTTCTCTTTCGTCATCTGATTCTTCATCATAAGAGAATTGATCTTCCATTAGAAAGTTTATTTCTTCATTATTTAAATGAGGTTTTGTTTGCTTGTAATATTCATAAAGTAAATCTTGATTATCTAGTTTAGAATAATCTTGATTAAGCTTAACATAATCATTTAAATCTCCACCAGTTTCCTCCATAAAATCCATTAATTTTTGGATGTTTTCTGGTATTGGTTTTCCCGTAGCTTCAGCTTCTGCTACAACTTCTTCTATTTTTTGTTCTACTTCAGCGATTTCTTCTTCAGTAGATTCTTCAGTAATTTCTTCTAGTACTGGAGTTTCTTGTGCTTCTGCTTCCGGTTGTATTTCTTTTTGTTCTTGTGTGGGCTCGGCATCTTTAGACTCTGCAACCACTCCGCTGTCGTCAGCGTTATTTTCTTTAGTTTCATTTTTTTCTTCTTTTGGTTTTGGTGGTTTACTTAAATCTACTTTTGCAACACTATCGTCTCCAGCAGATTCGAATTTACTTTCATCAACTTTCACCACGTTTTCATCACCTGGATCTTGTTGGTTTTGAGTTGTAGTCTCCTCGACTACGTTTTCATTTTTTTCTTCCATAATATAATATAATAATAATTAATAAAATCTATTTAGGATCAAACGCACCTAAATCAAATCCTCCACCTAGTATATCATTACCTGCGGATTCAAAGTTTTTAGGTGGTTTTCCACTATTTCTTTGTTCAATCATTTCTGATTGTTGTGTAGCTTGTATTTTCGTTCTCTCGTCTTTTCTATCTTCTTTTTCTTTCTCTCTTTCTTTAGCGCTTTCAACTTCCATTCCCTTTAATTGCATGTTGTATTCAAACTCTAACCCCATTAGTTCCTTTTTCATTTGAACTTCTTGTGTCATTCTTTGGGATTCTATCTGTGCTTTAACTTGAGCAAGTTGAACTTCGCTCTCTGTTATTGCTTGGTTTTTTTGAACATCAGCTTGCGCTGCAGCTGCTGCTGATTGCTGATTTAATTGTGCTTGTTGCTGCATATTTTGCTGCTGCATAGCCTGATCTCTATCTAATTTCTTTTTTCTACGTATTTTTAGAAGTTGATTTGCTAATTTTATATTTTTTATTTCCCTAATATCAATAGCGTCGGCTAGCTCAATTATTTGTTGTTGTAATGCCATTTGGATATTATTTTCTAACATCATTTTTTCTTCTTCATCTGGTGTTAGCTCTAAAAATATCCCAAAATCATACAAATGTAATTCTGACATCTCCCCTAAAACAGCAACATTATGAGCACCTATAGCTTGGATAAAAGCATCTTTCGTAGGAGAATATTCTATAATATCAGATATTCTAAGTGATAAACACTCTGCTATTTCAGCGGTTAAATATAATCCAGATTGTAATATGTGTCTTGTTGCTGTATTAGAATTGGCTGCTGCTAATTTTTGAACACCTACTAACGCGTTTTTATCAGGCATACTACCATCTCTAGCTTCATTTAATCCTGTCACATCTCTTATCATTTGTAAATAATAATTATAATTACCAATAAGAGCTTGTATTTTATTTCCACCTGAACCAGATGTTATTTCTTGAATAGGTACTTTGCCTGGGTTCATATCACCTTCTGAAGTAAATGATCTACCAATAACAGAACCTGTTTGGAAGAACATATTTAAGGCTTCTT